CACACAGGATATAAATCTGTCGGTGCTTCCAGTTACACTAACCTTCCTTTTAAATTACCCTCATCCGGACTCGAACCGGAAAGCCTAACGGCAGTTGATTTTAAGTCAACAATGTTTACCAATTTCATCATGAGGGCTTAAATTTTTTTCTTCTCCAATTATCTGTCAACGCATGACAATTACAACATAATAATTGGAGGTTGTCAAGAGAATTGTTTGTTCTGTCACCATCTATATGGTGAGCTTCTAAAGGTATAATAGAATTTTGCCATTCTGTCAAGTTACAACTTTCACATTTCATTCCTTTATGTTTAATCAAATGCTTTTTCAGATATTCTATTTTAGTATAATCTTTCCAATCCTTTAATTGTTGATCTTTATTCCAAGCTTGTCCCGTCCAATGATCGGTATTAACATTTAATTTTTGGATTAGTTTTTTTATACTATAATAGTTTCCACCAGCAGGTTTCTTTCCAATTCGTTTTAAAAGTTCTGCGATACTCTTGACCTCTTTAGCATATTCAATTATTTGCTCATCGGTATAATTTCTATAATCTCTCATAGAAATACTTACCTTAAAAGGCAAACAAAACAATACTTTTCCTCTACCTATTCTATCAAAAATCTATTCTGATTATTTTTAAAAGGTTCAGATAACCTTTATCTAATCTTTCACTATGATATCATTCCTTTTCAAAGAGGTCAATAACTATTTTCGATTTTTTTATCTAGATCATCGAGAACTTTTTTTCAATCCAAATTTGGCTGATGCGGTTGGGATCGAACCAACGACATTCCGCTTAACAGGCGGATGCAACTACCTCTGTGCTACGCATCAGTTTTTCTGGTATGATGGGGCTTTAACCCATATTCCCAAAACATAGGGTGTTAGCAATTACATTACATACCATACTAAAAGATATTTACCATGATCTCTCATTCTCTCAAGTATATTAAAGAGGAAAGATTCCTTAGAGACTAAATGTTGATTTGCAACTCATTGCATTCTCATCTCTCGCGGGATAGATTTGCGGTCTTATGCGCATGGTAAAAAATAGCCGATTAGGGTAAGCCTTTGTCGTTTCTTAAGAACTTACAGGACGAGGAATGATCCCACCTTTCCCCTAATCAGCAAAATAAAATGTAAAAGATCAAATACCACTGATTTGCTAATGCTGGCTCAGTGGTCAAGCCTCTGTAGGTTTCCTACCATTGGTAGAGAACAATTCGATTTTTGTATTTGTAGAATTTATAAATTCGTCAGTCAGCGTATCGACCGCTCTGTTCGATCCTTTTGGGATTTACTTTTCTCAATTTAATATCTACTCATTGGATCATCGAGAACCAAATATCCATCAATCATTCCTATACATTATACTAATACTTAATTAATGTCAATGTTTTTTTTTACCTTTTATTGCACATGCACAATTTTTAAATAAAGGACATTCTCGGCAGCCATAGTCCAAATAGATATCAGGACGCCAACAAGCACCCTTTGTGTGCTCTCTACATGCTTCTGCATTCTTCTTTAAATTGATAATAGTAGTTTTCTTATTGGGATCAATTTTAGGTAAAAAACTATCCAACCACTTCTCTCTCTCTTCTCTTTCCTCAATAGTTAACTCATCTATATTTCTCTTAACTATTCCAGGTACTATAGTTTTTGTCCTAGTCTTTCTTTTCCCAACAATACTCTTATCAATTAAATTCTTAGTGGTTATATTTTTTTTAGGTCTGCCTCTTGCCATATTATTTAATTTATTGAAAATAAAAGAAAATGTCAATAATTTTAATATACATATTGATCATTTATTGATTCTTCTTTGGTATCTACTATTCTTAGTATTGAGGTGACTTGGTAGTTAGAATCATACATAACATATAATTTCTTTTGAATGAGTGGTATTTTTTTCTGAGCATCTTGTATTGTATCGAAGTCTCCAATGATGTCCATCCAACCCAAAACTGTTCTACTCTGAATCTTATATTTCATTTAAAATTAATTCCTTAGTTTATATTTAATTAAATCTTCTAAATGTCTATTATTCTTTATTATATATTTGTTTATTGCCTCTTCAATTGCCATATCCATTTCAAACTGGTCTTTTGGACTATGGGCTGTGAATATAAAATCTTCTTCCTCCAGTATCTTCCAAATAGTGTCACCACTCAATGACAACTCATTATCGTCTACACTATAATCAAGACCAATATATACCTCAGGTTGTATTCCATATTTTTTTATATTGTCATCTGTAAAATTATATTCTGTTTTATATTTTTCTATGACTTCTTGTGGAAATGCTTCTAATGGAATTCCCTCAACTCCTATTTCTGTTTCCATGAAACAACCATAATCATCTACTAAATCTTTATAGGAAGGAATTCTATTATGTGTTTTTTTCCAAGAAGGCTGACGAGGTTTTTTTGTTTTACTAGAAGAATAATAGTCTATTTCTTCGTTTATAATGTTTTTAACTATTTTATCAAATTCCATATGACATATTTATAAGATGTTATGTTCTTTTTATGCTAGTTCCCATTCCTTTTCTTTGTACCCTATTCCCCATTGATGCCAGAATCCACCCTCTTTTCGATTCTCCCACAATGTATCACGGATTTTATTACAATCACAATGATTGGGTATTACGATACATGATATATCCATATCGAATTTTGCATTCAATACCCTAACTCCTTTTTCAAGGAGATTATTGTTTTCCAATTCCTTTTTGTAGTGTTCAGAGTTTTTCTGATCCACAAAAATACAGTAGCTCTCACTAAAAAGTTCAGATTTCATATTATTTACTTTTGAAATCTCTGTGGAATCCTTGATGAATTGTTTTGTTCTTTATCAAGATCATCTTCCGTTTGAATGATATGCCAGCCCAAATCTTCTAGGGCTTTTGTCTTGGCTTCTTCCAAGTCAGTTGCCTCTACAAAGAAAGGATCTTCATCTTCAACGCTACAGATTACCATGTATGTGTTCATATGTTCTAATCTATGTAAAATTTCTAATAATGTAAAGAAATATTTTTGATTATAAAAAAACCCCATTGGAATTTACCAATGGGGTTTTTATTGTTTTTTTTTACTTCTTTGTGAAGCGACCGAACTTATCCCTCATATTATGAAAGCGAGGTTCAATCTTTACTACTGAACCGTTTGCATCAAAACCAATAAAGTTCCAATGTTTAAAGTTAATAGCATTTCCAATTACCTTCATTTTAATATCCCTTGGAGTGTTGCGATTGCATTGTCCAGAGGTTAGTTCTTTGAGGTTTAGTTTTACGATGTTATTCATATATTTTGTATTTCTTACTAGGGATACAAGACTATTCGAAATTTAAAATAATGGCAAGAACTATTTTTAATTTATTTTAAAGATGATTATTTCATCTTGGAGATTTGATTTAATCGTATATCGGAATTGAGATACTATAGGATAGTCGAAGTTGAAAGGATCTCTGGTTACTTCTATTGGTCGAGCTTGTGCGGAACTATTTGAATTGTTTCCCTTGCTTCCTCCCTCATACCTACTAGTTGCAAAGTATTTACATTTTGAATCTATGATATTTTTTAATATAAGGGAAATATTATCTAATGAAAGATGCAAGAACAAGTCCTTGCAGATTATCAAGTCTGCATAAGGTAAGGAATCCTTTGTTGCATCTAATACTTCAAAGTTGATATTATCTTTTTTATATTTTTTACATCTTTCGATTGCATTAAAACTAACATCATATCCTTTATAATCAATTCCTTCTAAATCAACTTCTTTCATATAGTTGAAGTCTCCACAAGGAACATCTACGATAGACTTTATTTCGTTATCTTTAATAAATTCTTGTAGATTTTCTATAAGATTCTCTGTATTAGAAAGCAAAGAACCTGGACCAGAATATGTTTCTACTTTGCCATTTACTATACAATGTTTATTCCAACCCTTGTAATCTTCTTTGTATTCATTATTAAACAATTCTATCATATCTTTATCCATAAAAATACTTAACATTTTTCAAACCACCTAGAGAATAATTTTTTAGAGAATGTATATGGACAGAATTGTTTTCTTGTATAGTTTTGTATATTCCTATTAATAACTTTATGCGTAGGAACTTCTTTTATTAGTTCTATTTTAGAATCCCCTACCAATGTAAATGATGTTATGACTTCTCCCTTTTTTATCTCTATGATATTTTGATTGTATTTCAATATAAATCCAACAGAGGTATTCCTTGTATACTCTCCTATTGGAATCATTCCGGTTGAAGTATACCAGGTCGTAACTTTATTAACTGTATATAACGGAGGATCATGTTGCCATAGTTTTACATTTGTCTTTCTTTTAGACCAGAACAAGTAATAAAATTGTAATTGTATATATGGTTTATTAGAAGGAATGATGATGTCCTTTACATTGTCCGATGATGTCCACTTATTGTTATCATAAGTGAGTGTAAAATCCATAGGAGATTTTAACAAGTATGTATGTTCCCTATGAACTTCCATTGCTGGACACGCATCTAAAAGACTCTTGTACTTTTTATGTGGAGGATCTATTGGTTCTAGATCATATAAACAATTCAATAACGGATTATTATCTGGATTGTAAGGATAGTAATATATGTTGTTATCAAACATGGTGTGTCATTATAACACAGTGTTTTATTATTACAACGAAAAAATTAATATTTTACATTCCATCTCATGTCTCTTACACGAATGTATTTCATTTTATTTCTTAATACTCCAGTGGGTTTATTTGTTCCCTTTGTCAGTCTAAATGCAATGTTACCTATGGCTGATTCTTTTGAGGATGCCACTGTATCATGCATAAAACCATCCCACAATATTTTAAACAGTCGAGGACTATCATCGTTCTTTGATAGTTCTATCAATTCTTCATCTTTCTTTACTTCTGGAACAACTTTTGTTTCTTCTTTCTTTTCGTCTTTTATGAAGGGAAATGTTGTCTGTTCGTCCTCACAGTATATGTTTACTAATTTATCAAAATTCATAATTAAAATTTATCACTATTTAAAATATTCCTACTTATTTCCCATTCTTCATCATCAAAGTCGTCTACGAAGTTCTTTTTTACTGCATCTTGCAATTCTTTTCCGTGCTTTGGTAAATTATGATTCCATGTCTTTAATCTAAATGGAAGATCGTTTGCTGTGAAGATTTTTCTTTGTATCTTTTCTACCATTGCTCCATATGCTTCACAGTATGTCTTTTGACCATCTCGACTATCAAACATTGCATTTTGTATTATTACCCACTTTTGATCGTTTTCGTCTTCTAAAACAATCATTAAAGCATAATGACTATTATAAATTGCTACACTGTTAACATAAAAATCACAATAAATATCTATAATCCTTTTATAATCCTTAAGTCCTTTTAAATTATTCTTAATAGCATTTCTGACTATTTTTGTTGATAACCATTGCATTACTCTTTTTTGTTCTTCAACAAAACGATCAAAACTCAGTCTTGTGTTAATATCTTCATCTTCGTTTCTGTCATAGTTATCATATAAAATCTCATCATGATCTTCATTAGATTCATAATCATTATCATTTAAATAATCTATACTTTTATATAAATCGTATTGTTTTTTAAGAGTTTGATTAAATTCATCTTCATTTATTATCTTGATTTTAAAATCATCATTTGCTGTTGATGTAAAAACATTTTCAGAAATAACTTTTATTCTTTTCTTTAAATCTTTTATATTATTTATAATATTCATATAATTAAAATTTATCACTATTTAAAACCTTACTATTTACTTCCCATTCTTCATCATCAAAGTCGTCTCCGAAGTTCTTTTTTACTAAAGATTCTATATATTCTTCTTGCTGACGCATTAATCCAGCAGTATCTTCTATACCATAAGGAATCTTATCAAGATCATTCCAGCTATTGAATCGTTTGTTTTCTATTTCAAATGTGTAGTCTATATACAAGGTTTCACTACTACCACTTCCTATAATCAAATATCTTTTATTATTTGTTGTTTTTATAATTGCTTTTAAAAAGTTAGAGTTGCTATAATGTTTAGCAACTCCTTTTTGTAGATATGCAATTTCTACATCTTTGAACTCATCGCCTTTCAATGCTTTATACATATGTTTTAATGGATATGTATATCTATCACATGTTCTAATGAAATTATGGATAAAATCGTCTATTTCGGTGTCCCAATACTCTTTACTACTCATTCCTACTTTTTTGTTATGGGTATATGCATAAGAAGATTCTTCTTGTTTTCTATAACCATCAGATATAAAAACTTTAAAACGATCTCTATATATCAATAAAGAATGATCGCTTTCACTCAAAAGATTTATCCTTCTCTTTAAGTCTTTAATAGATTCTACCAATAAGTCATTCATTCATATTACTTATTATCTCATTTTGTTAATTTGTATACATCTGAAAATGTTCTGACACATTTTTCTAGACTATGTTTAACATCTGGAAGTCCAAGACCTAGATTTTCTATTTTTTTCGTTGATAGAATACAATTACTTCTATTAACTCTAAAATTAGCTTCTTTAATAGAAACAAACTCCCATTTAGGATTTGATACTCCATTATCTTTAAGCATCTGCACAACATCAGAAGCATCTACAGATCCCCTATTAACAACGTTATATACACCAGAAGGAGAAGGACTAGATAAAGATATAAACTGTTTAATAAAAACTAATAGATCATCAACACATGTTATAGAATTTTGTTTAGAAATTAATTTATCATAGTTAACAATCTTATATAAATAATTCTTTTGTTCTACCAAGTTACTGAAAGGAATTCTAATTCTAAATATATATCTTTGCATGTTAACAGAAAGTTTTTCAAAGGCATCTTTGGTCTTTGAATAGAAAGAAGATTCAAAACAGTCTGTACCAAAATCACTTGCATCTTCCTCTGAATAAATTTTATCATACCCAGAATATACACAACCCGAACCAATATGAATTATTTTTGCATTATAGCGATTACAGACCTTTGTAATATAAAGAGGAACAGATACATTGTAATGATAGCATTCTTCTTTATGATCCTCACATCCATCTACGTTGGGAGTTCCAGTAAATCCAGAACAATTAACAACCCAATCCATATGATTTTTATTTAACCATTCACCAAAAACTTTTGGATTTGTATAATCAATATGTTTTTTAGACAAACTATATACATTAAATTCATCATTATAATTTTTTAAAAAATTAAACAGATATGTTCCTATGTAACCTTGTCCCAAAATTAGTACGTTCTTTTTCATATTCAAAAAGAATTATACTATACGATTTATATATATGCAAGAAAAATTTTACCAATCTTTACAAGCTTGATATCTTGGTGTTCCTGGTTTTGCAGTTGAACATTTATGTCTTGCTCTAAAAGATTTTTTACGTTTGGTGTTACCAGATTTTCCAGTAACTCTTACACCTGCTTGTCCCCAATGAATTCTTTTATATCCCCTACCCTTTGGATTCTTGACACATTTCATCCACTTCTTCCCCTTACGAGTCGAGTGTGTTTTACCTGTTACTTTGGTACAACGAGCAGCTTCTTTTAACAGACTCTCAACTAGCAAATCAAAATTCATATAAATCTATTTATATGAAAAATAACGAAAATACCCTTATTTTAATGATTTTTTATATTTTAATATATAAATCATTGATTACCAACAAAAGTATATTCAAATTATGTTAAAAAATAGGTACTTTTAGCAACTTTTATGCCATTTTTAGGTACTTTTTTGGCATTTTGTGGTACATTTTTTAACGTTTTTAATAGTTTTGATTGGGATTTACCTTTGAAGATATGCTATAAAACAATGATTTTCCTGTTTCAAATTTATCAAAGTATTCAAGATTTCTTTTGAAAGTATTACAAGCATATGTCTCAGAAATTTTATATTGATTATTACCTATATCATGTTTTACTACCATACCCGAAGATCCAAACGAAAATGAAGAGATCGGTGAATATACACTGAATAAGTTATATAAATCAACAATGTATTTGCAGCTTAAATTTGTTATGATACTTGTTCTTACTATTCCATTATCACATATTCCCAAATTAACACTACTAGAACCAAAAAATACATTTCGAGATGAAACTAAAACAGCATATGAAGTGGCAGTTGGAAAGTATGTTTCTGAACGAGAATATAGACTTACTGGAATATAATTTCCCAAGCAGTTAACAAGAAAATTACCATCATATATTGCATTATATTGTGCATTGCTTATTTTTGTTGTACTATCATAATATTTTACAGTTGGTGTATATGTAGGAGTTAATGTGGGTGTAGGAGTTGGTGTAGGGGTAGGAGTTGGTGTAGGAGTTGGTGGTTGTGCTAAAGGAATCACTTGTGAAATTTTTTTGCACAATGGATTTAAATTATATATTATAATCCTAGATGCTGTAGAAGGTATTTTTATGTTAAATCCATTTTTAATATTTTCTAAACTAATTCCTACTGCTAGTAAATTACTATCTTCAAATTTTGCTACGGTATTTTTATCTACCAAATCATAATATATAGAATACGGACCAACACATTCTCCTATTGAAAATTCTACTTTAAATGTTTTTGTTTGCATATTTTATAATGATATATATATCAAGTAGCTGTTGGAGTAGCTGTTGGTGTTGGTGTTGGTGTTGGTGTAAATGAACTAAATACGGGAGGTATTGTAACTGTAAGTGTTAGTGTAATTGTAGGAGTAGCAGCAGGAAGTGCTGATAATTTTTGACTGAAGCATCCATATGTATTATTAATAACATTTAAAGCAGACACACTATCAATAACTTCTATATAAACCCCCGATGATAGTTCAGATAAGGACAAATTCATCTTATAGGGATATCCAAGAGGATCTGTTATAGTAAAAGGTCCTTGAGATTTGGTTGCAGATGTTGCTTGTACAAAAATAGTTTTCATTTTAAATAACTTCGGTAATTTTAACTTCTAAAACACAACTTAAATCAGTAATCACAGTTACAGTAGAACATGGTCCAGTATTTACAATAACTAAATTAACATAATCATCTGGAACTAAAACAGCTAAACCCTTATCCAAATCTGCTTTATCTACATTTGAAATCAAAAGACTAGTAGTGGATATTACATTGGAATATACACTAAAAGGTCCAGTGTTTTTAGTGTTTTTATTTTTGACTATTACAGTTTTAGACATGTTGTGTTATATAACTTATCTGTAAAACATATCTAAAAAAAACAATTTAATAAAAAGTATTTCTCTATACACGAAAAGATATAATAATGTAGGAGATTTTTTTACAAAGAAAAATATAAGCCAAAATATATATGAAATGTTATATTTTGTTTGCTTATAATCCATAACAATCAATCTTTTATAAAACTAAAAAACTCTTTTTCTTTCAAACGTTCCTTTTTTTTAAGTTTGTTTTTTTTAACTTTTTTCTTATCCCAATTAATTTCATCGTAATTACTTTTAAATTGTTTAGAAAAACAACTTCTAGGCTTATCTCCTTTACCAGCACTCATATTTTAAATTAATAACTATAAAATTTGAATAAAAATTCAATCAGCTTATCTTTTAAAATCCAATTCTCACTATCTTGTTCTCCCATTTTATTTAAAAATTCGATTAAATTTTTAATATTTCCACCTTTTTTAATATTATCTAATTCGATTAATAAACTATCCGTAGGAATTCCTCTACTCAACTCATTTACTATGATATCAAAAGATTTTTCTTTTGATATATTGTTTTCGTTTAGTCTTCTTTTAACACTATCATATGCTTTTTGTAGTGTTGTTATACATGTTTTTTTGTTCATATTCTATAGGAAATTAAAACAGTGGCACCCGATTCATTTTTATTAAGTATTTCATGAGAAAGAGGATACATACCACGTTGTCTTAAAGTATCCATAACTTTTAGCAATTCATTATTAATGACACGTTCCCTTTCTATGAAGGAATCTGTTTGTTTAAACTGAATTGTATGTTTTAGGGTTTGTATCATAATATTGTAACTTATACTTAACTTACTTATTTAAAAAAGCAAACGGACATTTTTTAACATCTCCTTGCTCATATTTTTTCTGTGATCTAAAAAATCTTTTATATCTGTCAAAGAAAACAGAATGTGCTTTCTCCCATTGTTGTTTTAAAAATCCATGATCATAAGAGAATTCGGATTTAAAATCATTCCTTTTAAATGGAATTACTTGAATAATAGGTGTTTCTTTTTCTATCAATCCAGAAAACTTCTTCCTTAAAAAGAAAACAAAATTAACTGGTAATGGGAATTTATCTGTATCTACTATAGAAGTCATGCACTTAAAAGGAACATCATCAGAATGTAATGGATGTGTAAACAAACAAGACCATCCAGGAGGAGTCTTGATTATCCAAGGATTTATCCATTTAAAAGCAGTAGGATAATATCCATCTGGAATTGGATATGTTCCCATCTGTTCTTGTTTTTGTATATCAACTACTTGAATGCTTTCAAAAGACCATCGAATGTTAATTGTATTAGGATCATCTTGTTCGTTTTCGACCCAAACATCAGAGTGTAATGGTATATGATAACCAGCTGTTATAGAATCCATAACAGGCAAACATTTTTTAACTGTAGATGTTGGATCATTATACACATCTACAGATCTTTTTCCTCCTATATAAGAAGGAGTACTAGCAATCCATTTCGGAAGTTTAGTAATTGATGGATATGGTCTATCTAACACCTCAAGCATTTCTTTTGTTTTTGCTATGAATTGTATTTTTTTATACATTAAATCATAGTAATATCAAAATATCAAAATGTCAATTTATTTTTGATAGGATGTCAGCTATCTTCAAAACGACTTCTTTTAATTTTTTAACATCTTTAACAGATTTTTTATTATATTTTGATTTTTTAATAGGAATGTCAATGGTTCTACGAACACTATTGATATTTTGTCTAGTTATTCCAACAGGTGAACTGTTGATAGAATCGGAAGTGAATGTGTTCATGTATAATATTACTTACTTTTATTTTAAAAATTATCTATTTGATCTAAATATTATACACAGATTAAACATGTCATTACCTTTAATTACAAACTCTCCGTTAGCATATCCAGTTTGGTTGAAATATAACATTGGTATAAACCCAGACAATACTAAAGAATTATATACAGACTATTTAAACGAATGGTATAAAAACAATAAAGAGTCAAAATCTTCTACCAAAGATACTATTAGAGAAGACTATGTGACACTATTAAAGGATTTGAGTTTCATGTTTAATGAAACAGATAAAGATCTTTTTTTAAAAGAATTAGATTATAATAGTAATGAAGATTTAATTTTTACTATTCCATATTTTGTAGAAAAATTAAAAGAAATATGCAAATCTATATCTGAAAAAAGAGAATCTCTTAAAAATCAAAAATTAAAAAACAATCTTGTAGGATCTAATAAAGGATTGGAAAAGATTTTATATGAATATATATTAAAGGGATTTACAAAAGACGAACATAATATTTCAAAAATACCTATTAATGCAATATCACAACATATTCCTCAGTTGTCCGCGATTTCTGGAAACTTTTTTATAGAAGTAGAAGAATTGCACGATGCACAATCATACCATGATTTTGATCCATCAGTTGCTTTAAACAAGTATTTTAATATTGAGGATATAGTAAATGATGTTTCCTTTGAAAAGTTAAAAGACGAAGAAGTTATAAAATTACTTTCAACAAATTACTTGTCTAGAGTTGCTGATACTCCATTGTCTAGAATATTTAATCAATACCTTTTAAGCATACCAACTCTCTCTACCGTTAGTTTATTTGATGATAAGACAACTAATATATATAATCAAATAGAAGCATCTAAAAAATATTTAGCAGAAAATGTTTATGGATTAACTGCTGTAAAAATAAAAGAAATCACCACTCCTGATTATATTTTAAATTTAAATTTTGAAAATGGAAACAATTGGTTTTATTGGCCATCTGGTGACAAGATACTTAGAACAGATTTGTATAACAATGTATATGCTCCTATATACATAAATAATTCTAATCTAGCTAATTCAGGAGCAACCGGAGGAGATGATTACACAAACTCGGATTTAATTTTTACAAATAAAAACGGAATAGTCGAAGGTGCATGGTTAGAAGGTCCAAGATATGAAGTATCATATGATACTATGGAATTAGATATTAATGCTAAAAGTTCTAGAGAATTTATATATCCATATGCAAACTTCAAATTAATATCTAGAGGAACTCAATGGGGAGGATTTAGTATAAAAAAAGATGATTATATTATCTTTGAAAAACTTTCAAAACCAGAACAAACAGGTTTGCTACAAAAGTATTATACTGAATCTCTTCCAATATCAACAGCACAAGATTTATATATAAATGATACTTCACTAGTATATGACGGTGCATATGCAGATGTTTTTTCTGATCAATCTGATACATTGACTAGAAGAAATTATTCTGAAATAAACACTTTAGTTTATTCAGATGCTACTAGAGGAATCACAGAAGAAGCGTTTTTATATAAACATTTAAAAACAGATATTCCAATATCTATAGGAAATAGTAATATATTATGGCCCATAGATACATTTGATTTCTTTCAAAACATTCCTATAACAGTTTTAAATGACACTTGCTTGCCTGTGAAGTTAGCAGATATGGATGCTTCTAATAATATGCTAGGGTGTGTTGCTGGAAGCAGTTATAGCAATTCTGATGTAATTTTTAAATTAAATTCAAGAAGCGAAGAAATCATAGAAGCAGCATGGTTAGGATCTGGTAATATTAATAACATTAACATAGATATGGGATTGAATGTATATGATGATGAAATAGCATCTTATTGTTCTTCTCACTTAGAAGGAAATGTACAAGGTGGTATAGCAACAATAATACAACCATTAGAAAAAATTTCTTTTGTTTGGATGGATAAAGACACATATGCAGATGATGTTATTTTTTATAGAAAACATGCTGAAGATTGTCCATATTTAAAAACATCACCACATAACTATTATCAAAATCAAGACTTTAATAATCCCAATCCATTAGTAGAAGGACAAAAATATTGGTCCAATTGTAGATGTAAATCTGTAAACTACTCTCCTATCGGTCATTCTGGAAATAAATTTACTGATTATAATGGATTAGCAGATTATCTATTTGCAGATCCACAAGGATTGGGTGATGATTTTACAATAAATTCTTGGTTGGATACTCGCGGATATAATGCATATAACAGTCCACAATTTTCCTTTTACAAGTTGGATGGAAAAGAAGGAGATCAAGAAGTTGGTTGGGGAACTGGATATTGGAAAACTGGAAATGATAAAAGAATGATATTAAAAACTGGTAGAAGATATACCTATTACAGAACTTCTATTAGAAATGATATATCAAATACATTAACTACTACAGAAACTCCTTATATTGTTATAAAATATGCATATAAGAACGTACAAGGATGTGAATTTAGTAGCGGTAAATATGACTTATGTATAATATTGGATGTTAGTACTTCAGAACATAAAAATATTAACACTACTAAAGAAATAGTTAAAGAATTTATAAAAAATGCACTTGCTTGTACAGGAGATGTACAAGTATCTATTGTAACATTTTCTGAAACAGCCGCAAATCTTTCATTTTTAAGTAGGGATTTTGATATTATAAATCAAGCTATACATCAAATACCAATTCCAACAACAAATCCTATTAAAAAAACTGATATAACGAGTGCATTTAAAGCTGCTGATTATATTTTAAATACAGAAATAAAAAATGTAGAAGCAATATCACAAAATGACATATTGGATTTATGTCGTTCATTGGATGATGTTTTATCTAAAATAGGTAAAAAAACAATTAGAACAAACTCCCCAAGAGCAGACGCAAAGAAAACTATATTGCTATTCAGTGATGGTGATGATAATCTAAAAGTTAATGAAAGTATTCCATATGCTTCTGCATTAAAACAAAAGGGAATAAGGATACATGCTATAGATGTAGGTCCTAATTCTTATTATAATGATAAGATGGAAATAATTGCTAGTCCTAGTTGTTATTTTAATTTACAAAAATATTTGTATGAATCTGATGGAAGCATCAACAATTTTATACAATATTTATTAACAACACAAGGATCTTTTCCTATTATACCAACATGGTATAGATTATTGAAAAATACTAACGGAGAATGGATATCCACTAGAGAACTTTCTGATATGGTATTAGAACCCGGTGATTATATAAAATATGATCATAAATCAGAAGCATCATTTACTGGACCAAATGGAACATCTTTTGGGACTCCAAGTATTTCATTTACAATTAATATAAAATTAAATGGTTGGGATTATTTTAAAAACGAATTTAATCCAAATGCTATTGGTGATTATGCTGGCTCTAAACCATACTGGGGAAAATCATATTCTAATGTAGAATCCTATTATGATCAACATTTTGATAAACAAACTAAAACATTTGGCGGTCAAGTCCGATTTATAAATGATTATGTTCTTGTTCATCAACCAGAAGTTTCTAGTATGATTTTAAAAAACTCTGATTTCATGACATATGAAAGAAGAGGAAGAACCGCACTAGAATGGAATCAATCATTAACATTTTCAACATACCTTTCTTCATATAAATGGAAGAAAATGATTTTCAAGAAAGATTTTTCTAATTTACAAGATCTTTTAAATCTTAAAAACAAATTAGATCTAATTGCATATTCTTCAAATGAAGAAAGTCAAATGATTCTAGAAGGATATAATTCTTTTATAGATGCAAAATACAATTATTTTGCTAGAAATCCTTTTAATTATACACAAGGATTGTTTTATGATAAAAAATGTTTATCATTTGTTATTTTTACTAGTGGACTTGTCTTAAAAGCATCTGAACCATACGCAAATTTGGATAATATTTTTTATCCAACAGTTGCTACTATTCCAAATCTTTCTTTATCTGTTACTGATAAACAAGTAGGAGAATATTTATTACCAGAAAATTTAGGAGTTTCTCATTGGAGAGGTAGGGGGTATAAAATAGAAGTAAACAAAGAATCTTTAAATCTTAGTGATAGTTTAAGTGCAGAAAGAATGTTTTTAGATACTAATAAATATGGACCTAGAAATAGGGGACTGACTAAAAAGGATCAAATAACTCCAGTTAAAATAACAGAAATAGATAATAGATGGATGTTTGAATCTTATAGCTCGTCTACAATTGCAGGAAGAATAAAAGACACTTTAAACAATCAAAAATTTACTCCATATCAATCCAAATATGAAATAACAAAGAGAAATCCATTTGGTTTATCTAATCAAGACGATGATTTTAAATTTTGGAGTTCTAAATCAAATTGGAATACGAAAAATAAATATCCAGTAGGATTTAGGAAAGAATTATTAGCATCTTCATACATAAAAAGAATAGAAGATCTTTTAATTGATAAAGGAAGTGTTGTTAGTTGGAAAATTGATATATTTGGAAATAATTATGGATTATTTAAATCTTATGAACAAAATGATAATTTTTTCCCATTTTTAGGATTTAAACAGACTCCATCAATAACATTAACACTATCAACTCCACAATCAAATCCTTATATTTTTGATTGTGGATGTAACAATGGACTTAAAATAATATCAAAATATCCTTCTTTTATTGTTAATAATATACCAAGTCCTGTTGGTAGTGGTTTAATGGTGGGTGATGATAAATTAAAATACGCAATTTATCCAAATCCTAGAAAATTTAGTTTATAGCTATAAATAATAAAATATAATGCCAAAGGAAATAATACCATTAAATTCTTTTACAAAAGGAGACTGTGTTGTAAATGGAAACTTTTTATTAGATGAATCAACTAATGATTTATGTACTTTAGTTGATTATTATAGTTTATCACTAAATCCAAACTCTGATTATATTCCAGAAGAAATTCCTCTTATTCAGTATGTATATAGAGATTGTGGAATAGATGTAGATAGTATTGTTCCCGAATGTTCTTTGGTATTAGACTCATACACACTAGATGTTCCTGTTATAAAAACAACAACTGTAACAGTAGAACCAAAATTTGCAACATGTGCAGATTTTGGACTTAAAGAAACAAATAGATGTGATTGTAATCAAAATACACAAGTAACTATGTTTCAAAATTTTAATCCATATAAAGTTACTCCAGATGGAAAACATATGGTAAATCCTCTTTCTGCATTAAAATGTTGTGAGTGTTGGGAGCAAGCAACTTGTAAAGATTTTAGATTATCTGAACTTGATGATTGTGTAGATTATGTAAATAATTGGGAATATTCGCATAGAAATTATAATCAAACAAATTGCGATATAGATCGTGTTTTTATTCCAGATGGTATTCGACCCTTTTTTACAACAAAAAAAATCATTTCAAAAGGTTTATATAATTGCAGTACATGTGGTTGTGCTTCTAATTATTGTCCAGATGGGGAAACATGTGAATGGTATGGTGGCTACGACAAAGCATGTGATTGTTTAGGAGGGGTAAATTGTGATGCTTTAGGATCGGTAGGAGGGGCTGGGGGGTCTTGGCAACCGTGGGGAAGTTGTTTGACGTGTTGGTGGTGTCTCCCTCCAAATTGTAATGTGTGTGCTTCAAAGCCAGAAGATGTGGAAGCTATTGGAATGCCAATGACACCAGATCCACAGCAGTGTATAGTCGATGGTAAAATTCCAAGAGGAAGCACTTGTCCTTACGATGAAGAGGCACAAGCAGTGGCGATTCTTACTGGAGTCCCAAACAATCCATGCTATGAATGCATTGACTGTGATAAGGCTACTCAAGAAGAAAAGAATCAATATAAAGATGTTTGTGCAGGTTTGACTTGTATAGATTCTTGCGGAGCCGACTATTACGAGGAAAAACCCAATTTTGATTGTCCCAATGCTGGAGATATATGGATGCAAAGTTCATGTGGACCAAATCCTCAAGTGCAGTGTTGGAGTTGTACACCTGATCCTACCGACTGTGTGACTTGTCAGAATGATCAATGTCCTTCTGGGTCTGAATTCCCAGTTGATGGAATATGTAAGGAATATTGGCACTTAGACAGTTCTGTTCAAAGCTTTGGTGGTACTACTACATTCCCTTGTCAAACATGTGATTGCTGTGTTCCAGATGATTGTACTAAATGTTCTGGATATTATAAAGATCCACCAACAAATTGTCCAGCAGGACAAAAAGCGGGTCCTAGTGTTTATAGTCCATGTTCAGATGCTGGAAAATCAAGTTGTTATAAATGTGTTTCTGATACCCCACCAACAAAAAATGATTGTACAGATCCAACATATGCAGCCCAAAATACATGTGCATGTACCGGTGTGGGTTGTCCAGTAGATTGTGCAGAGTATGGGTGTGTATGTCCTGGGGGTGGTTCTGGAAATAGCAATCCTCAGTGCGGTGTTGGGTATACCGCAAAAAGATGCAGTCCTGGTCCAAATACACCACTGAATCCATCAGGATTTAGTCAATGTGAATTTTGTGAATATTGTGAACAAAATCTTGATGATTGTTCGCCTTGTGGCTATATGACTGATAAACCAGATTGTGGTTTATCAGATCCATCGAGGCCAGTAAAATGCGGAACTAGTAATTGCTGGACTGCTTGTCAGTATATTGACTGTGTAGAATGTAATAATACTCAATGTGATGCTGGTCATATTATAAATTCTAGTGGTAGTCAGTTTGTTAATGATTGTCCTTCTGGATATCATACTGATTATGTTAATCTCCCCAAATCTACTGGTAATGGTCTTAGTATTGGATGTATGCAGACTTGTGAATGCTGTAAGAGAGATAGTTGTGCTTCTTGTGGAAGTCAATATTCTCATACTCCACAAACAAATTGTCCTTCAGGACAGCTTCCTACACCAGTTTCTAATGCTTGCGGAGATGCTGGATTTACTACTTGTTATTATTGTACATATTGATTGTATAAATTAATTAATTATTTTTATTCATATTGACTTTGCATTGTTATATATTAAAATATATAACAAACATTATGTTAATAGTAATTCCAGTATCATATTCTGACAGTAGTTTAATTGATAACTTTTCAAAAGTTTTAAAGGTGTTTGGTCCATATCCAAATCACGAAGTTTTAATTGTATCTAGACCATATGATTCAAAACACTCACTTAAATTATTATCAAATATAAAGGGACTATTTAAAAAAGAATCCCTTCATATTTTTAATAGCGAAGGTATTAAAAATTGGCCAGATGGACCTAATTTTTATTGGAGTGAAACGATTAGATATTTATATAAACAAGAATATGAGATTCCTTGGTTTTGGATGGAACTAGATACTACTCCAATAAAACATAATTGGATAAATGATTTAGAATTTGAATATAATACTTCAAATTCGCTATATACTGGTTGCATAGAAGATACTCCATATATGGAAAGGAAAGGTGTTGCATTACCACCATCAAAACATGTGGTTGGTGTTGCTGTATATCCTCCTGCTTATATAATGGGTCTTACAATTCCAAATCTTCTTTTTGTAGAAGAGTCTGGAATTGCATTTGATGTTTTCTGCCAAGACTATACTACACCAAAAGCAAAACAATCTACCATATTACAACATTGCTTCAGAACACAAAAGTATAGAAGAGGAGAAGATGGAATGTTAATCGGAGAAGAATCCGTTTTACAGAGAGGAAAAGAAATAAACACAACAAAAGTTTTTGCTGTACCCGTAAAACATTCCACTTCTATAGTTCATGGATGTGATGATGGTTCTTTAGCAAGTTTAATCTTTAAAGAAAATCAGTAAAACTTTTAATTTAAAACAAAAAAAACACACTCTTTCGAGTGTGTTTTTTTTAATATTAAATATTATTTATTTTAATTTGAAATAAATTTTATAAATAAAACATGCAAATAAATGCACAATCAATCCTGAAAATGGATATGAAAAATATCCTAATACACTAAAAAGAGGATTATAAAATAAAGATGTTAAAACACCCATCCAGAAACTACTACACTCTGGACATATTAGAGGTTTCCTGATATATGGAACTCTTGCAATTAGGTTTCTTACAGGAGAAAATATATCAGAAAAACTCCACATGAAACTTACACTCAATCCTAATATGATGTAAGTTAGTGTTTCAAACAGTATCATATGAAAAATACTTGTACAGTTTCGTCATCCAATTTTATTAAAGAAAAGTTTCTCCAACCTGCTCTCATGTTTACAAGTTTTTGGTAAAATTCTTTCCACTCAGCAATTTTAACTATGTCAGTAGTTCCTGCAAGTGGGATAATAGTATTGTTTTTTTCTATTTCAGAAACATCAATATCTTTATCGAACTCACTTGAATAAAGATTCAAGAAGTGTGCGGCTTTTTCTTTGTTTGTATTAACAAATGCTTCTACTTTTTGTCTACAAGAACAATTTGGATTTGTAGATGCAGATTCAATATCAGCATAAATTTCTGGAGCAAATGCTTGAAATCTAGTTTTAAAAACTTGATCTTCAGATACGAGTTTTAAGAATATTTTTGATAGGAACGAATAGTTTGATTGAAATGTTTTCATGTTCAGTAAAAATTTAACATTTTAATATAAAAAGTCAAGGCCTTTTAAATAGGACCAAAGAAATTTACAAAATGCTTGTAGATTCTTTGATATATATCATTAATTCTATTATATTGATGTACTATTGAAAATTTTACTTTATTTGTGTTAAAAACTCTACCGTTATCATATATGCTAATTTTATCTATAAACAATTCTTTATAATGGTGATATACATGCAAATTACAACAAAATGCACTTTCTAATTTTTTAATATCTACTTTAAAATCGTCTATGTAAATTATTTTTTGTATGATTGGTTGGTCTGATCCGTGTATATGCACTTCTATATTTTTACTTTCTTCTATAACTTTTTCACAAAAGTTTATAAAAACATTTCGTTCTCCACCAAAAACACCTCCACATAATACCTCTTTGTCTTTTAATTTTTCATACACAGAAATATCATAAATATTTTTTATAACCTTAGAATTCCATTCTTCATCTTTTATTAATATATCCTCTGAACTAATGATCAATTCATCCGACAAATGATCAAATGGATTTGATTGAAAGAACACATCCGATACGTCTGTATGTAAAACTTTTTTATATTGTGTATTTTTTTCTAAAAAATCTTTATATGCAAAATATCTATCAATAAATAAATCATTTGTTTTTCTATTATGTTTATATACAATGACACCAAAAGATTCTAACTGATCTATCAAATAAGAATCTGGTTCCTCATCTGCTATGCAAATTGCAACATCATATTCATATGAAGAAAACATCATAGAACTTTTTACATATGCCATTAAAGCGTTTGTATCTTTGTTATTAATCAAATAACCCAATATAACTTTATCATTTTTATAGTCATATGGAGATATTTTTTTAGGGACAACTATATGCTTATATATATTTTCCGATAATTTTATAAGATCTCTAGTACTTCCGTTGTTATCAAAATTTTTGATATCATTTTTTTCTTCTGTAAAAAATATATTTTTTACAGTATTTGCATAATTCTTTCCATTAAATTTTCTTAAATGATTTTGAAATTTCTTTTCATATTTAACATTCCAATCATCTTTGTCTATTTGTAACAATCCAGACATTGATAGTTTTTTGTATAAATCATTGTCCTCTCCTCCCCATCCCCAAAACGAATTAGAATACCCACCTACATTTAAAAAAGAATCCATCAACATCAAACAACTTCCATAATCTCCTATGTTATAATAATATTCATTTTCATTTGGAAAATTCAAATCTCCTTCTAGTGGATATATATCAACATGATGTATAAACAACCATTTATACTTTTTATCTTTTATAAAATTTATAGTAGAATTTACACAAAGACCAGCATTCCAATCACCAGTTTGATCCAATTCACATATTAAAATATCATATTCTATATTTTGTTTATCAAAATACTTTGGAGCATTTTCTAAAAATTCTTTTAAATGTTCCTCTCTATTCCTATAAGGAACTACTATCAATAAGTCTTTCATTATAGATTGATGATGGTTTTATTTAACCACTCCATAGATTCTGCATATGGCCATATAATAAGCACAGATGGTTTCTGTGCAGGACTATAATAATTAAATACAAATTCCTTTTCACGTTTAATACCATCCAAGAGATCTTTGTCTTCAGAGTATAAAACATCTTGTCTATAAATCTCATTGTTTGTTTGATCCTTGAATATAAATGCCCAAAATCTATAAGGTTTTGTTTTGTCTATGATATTATAATTCCATTTGATTGTTTCTCTATGTTCTTTAATTTCATACGACCATTTACTAAAATCACTTAAGTCTCTAGGGGGTTCCTTTCCGTCTATTGTATCTAAATGTAAAATGTTTCTAGTATAGTCAATTCCAGAATAATTCTGATACTCTTCTAATGTTCTTTTATTTCCTAAATTATATATTCCCAAATTTATATCAAATTTTCTTTTTAAAAGACAATCATTCCTAATGTCCGCTTGTAATGAATTATTACCCCAATCGGAATGATCATCCCAATGTTTAGGATTTCCTTTTCTTATATAATAGTGCCATATTATTATTTTATGGGGATGATATAGATTATAACCATGAGTATATAATCTAATAGATAAATTCATTTCCTCTCCTATGAAATATAAGTTAGGATCATATGGAACGTCCTTTATCATTTGACCAATTGAAAAAACAAATCCAGCAGCAAGGTGAATAGCTCTTATTGGGGATTTTATATCCTCCCAATTCGGTAGAACTCTTGGTCTTTGTTGTGTTTTTCCGTCTAAAATAGAATGTGTATGTATAACATAAGGGGTTTTAACCCATTTTTCTTCTGGAAGATTAGGATAGTAATCAGAAGGATATGTTGTTAGTACAGCATATGGATCGTTCATTGATTCCCACATAGAAATCAACTCTTCATCCCAGTTTTGAATGAATCTAGTATGAGAATCTATTTGTAATGTATATTTTTCATCTGAATATAACGAATTGATCTGACTTCTAGCCCAAGATGCTCCTTTAGATTCTTTATAAGGAATATCCAATATTTTAAATCTCTTATCTTCTTTATATTTGCTTAAATTTTGTTCATTAGAATGTTGCCATGCTATTCCAAATACTAAATTTTCTGGAAACTTGGCCTTAGAAATACAATCTTCTATAGTAGGTATCAATTCAGTGTCTCTATAAGAAGCAATTTGTACAAAAATACTATTCATACTATTATATATATCTACAGTATCAAATTTTGTCAATATAATTTGTCTAGATATTTTGAGTTTTATATCTAAATATTAGATACTACAATGGCATCAACGAAAGCATATACTATAACAACCGAAGGCACTTGGCCTAACGAAAAATATGTTGTTGGTTTAGATGGAAATTTGATTGATCCTGCTTTACATTCAATTCCAGCATATAATTATTTCAGATTTAATAACTCTATAGATGTTCCTATAAACTATTATAATTCATATGATTATTTAAATTCTGCTCCAGTCTTTGATACTCAAGGTCTTAATGCGATTGATACAACTGCATCTACGTCTTTAGTTTGGAATGTATCTTCCGAAAGAAGATTATTTAATATAGGAAATACATTTAATACGTTAGCCATAGATATAGCACCTGGTAGTAATATTTCAAACAAATATTATTGCTATTATATAAATCCTAAAAGATTATTATTAAAACCAACATCTAAACCAACATTTAATGGTACTAATTGGACATTAAATACAGAAACAGTTTTAAAAGACGAATATACTAGATTTTATCTATCATCTGCTTCTGATGTTTCTGGAGCACTTGAAATTAGAAAAGAAAATGTATCAAAGCCCACTACAAGTTCTTTACCAATTAACAACTATTCAATTGTTTACAATATGTCTAGTTGTAGAATGAGAAATAACATACCAGTTATTTCATTTACTCCTACAAACAATCCTATATTTTTATCTACTGTATTAGAACCATCACCAAGTACTTCTGTAGATAAATCAAGAATTAGACCAGATAGTACATTTGTAACATATAGCGTAATTTTTTATGCAGACTATGGTCCTTCAAATGGTGGTATAAAAATGGGAAATTTAGGACAAGAACGATTTGATAATGTTGCAACATATGGTTCATTACCAACACTAAAATCTTCTTATATAATGACCGATAAATTTCCTGTAGATTTATCAACAAAAACACAAAACGATAAACAAATATTTCAATTATTACAAATAAAAAACGACAGTAGTCTTTCGGATCTTTCAGATACAAAATATTGCGTATTATGTGCTACTTTTAATTTATCAGATAGTAATTTTACGTATTTAAGCAAAAATTATTTTACAGGAACTACTATAGTAAATACCATCACGGGTTTACCTGATACTAACATAGGAGTTAGTTATATAGCAGATTGTCCAACGTTACAATTTACACAAGAAAAGTGGCAAGATACTGTTAATTCCGTAACAACTCCATTAGGAGTTCCCCTCACGGGATCTAGTTCTACACATTCTAGTATAGATTGGGTGACTAAATATCCTCCACATTACTACTCATACAAAGCATCGTTAAAAGATGATAATGATCCATCACAATCATTGATGGAAACTTCGGACTTAACTTTCTTTTTAAGATCTCCTATAATTTCTCAAGAATATACTCCTAAAGGATGGAATTATTCTGCTACACTTTCTACATATATAGGTTCTGATCATGATTTTGTTACATATGATCTTTCATTTGGTGCTCCCGATGATTATATAAAATTTACTCCAAGTCTAGATGCATCGAATGTTATATTAGATGATGTTTATGCTTATTACGGATCTTCTTTAAATATTCCATATGATTTAAAATCATCTCCTTGGATAAAGGCATCTGATGCAAATCAATTAAAAATATCTTATCCCTTTGAAAAACATGGTGAAATTGAATTTACAATCCTTTCTACTCTTTCTAGTTTTGCAGGAATTTTAGACTCATTTGAAAAAACAAATATTAAATTAGCCATAGGTCAGCCTCCTAATAATAGTGGACAACCAATTTTTATTTCAAAGATATTTGAAGTTGCTGATAGACTAGAAGCAGATTCATCATTCTTAGTTAATGATACGTCTTGGCCAACAAGAGATCTAAATGGTTCTAATATTTCTTGGTTTGTAGAACCAATAAATTCTACCACAAGCATAAATGCTGTTGATTTAAATGGAAAGTATTTACAATCAATAACTCCGGGACAATCTATTTTATTCAACTCTAATACACAAACAGTTGCCGTTTCTGGATATGGTCCACAAACTATAGTATTAACTCTTTCATCACAGAAATATAATGAAACTACAAGCGTGTCATCAGTTTCTTCGCTTTTCGATTACTTTTCAGAAGGATATTTGTTAGTTGGTTCTCCTAATGGAGTTAACAATCTTAATAAAACAAGATCTTTATATTTAACTGCTGCTGTTCCTTATAAGGGAAGACAATATGATATTCCACAAAGCGGTAAAATATGTTGGACTTGGTCTTACAATGGTCAAACATATGATACTTCTCCAGTTTCTGCTTATTATATAGCAGACAATACTCCATATGTATTTGGTACAGACGATTCTAATATAGTATTGAGTTCTATTTATTTTGAAATAGAACCTCCATATAATACTGTACCTAATTTAAATAACTTTGATGTTCTTGCGAGTATTGACACACCAAAAGGATTAATAGATGGAACATATAATATATTATTAGATGATTTTCCGAATCCATCTATTTTTAATACAGATTTCTTAACATATTATAGCAGTTTTGATAACTATACTACTGTTTATAATCCATTAGTATCTAATGATATATCAAATACAAGATTAACTAAAAACGTAATTACAAGACCTAATAATAATACAAATGCATTTAATTTATATAGTCATAGTGATGTTATACCAAGATTTGCATCAACTTCTACTATAATATGGAATGTTTCTAGTACAGACAATGATTTATATGATGTTAATAACACTAACACTATTTCATACACAAAAAATAAAAAATCAGATACAATAATATCATTAAGTGCCTTAAATGCTATTGTACCTGGTTGGACGTTTCCTCATAACATTAAAAGTGAATTATCAATTCATATATTAGATGAAAATGAATTTAATAAAAATTTAGAATTTATAAGCATACCAGAATATTTTTGGAATAGTGGTAGGTATGCAACAGTTTCAGATACGAGCAACTTCACACAAATACAATCTTCAAATAAATTTGGAACATTTGGTAATAAAAAATCAAATAGTCAAACTTATTATCTATCTACAAATAAACCATATTCAAATGATTTGATATATACAATGGGCATATCATCTCCATTTACAATATTTGATGGCGTTACTTCTAGTTATGAACTTATAGACATTCCATATAGAACTGAAATGTTTACTTCTAGTGGATTATATATATCAGTATTTGCATATGATACTCTATATTACCCAAGAAAAATGGGTCCAACGTATAAAATACCAGATTCTGGTTCTTTAGTAACGAAGTCTTTTAATATAAAGGCAGAAACACTATCAAATAGTTCAAATTTATTACGAAATACATTAAAACTTAAAGATTATACTGATATAACATTTTCATTTTATCCTTTAGCAACTTCTATAAATGTTGATACTGATAGAACAATTTCTATAACACAAAAAATAAGCACAAATCCTTTAGAATCACCAGTTCAAGTTGATTATGGAACAATAACATATACACTTTCAACATATTTTTGGAAAGAACAAAAAGTTGTTCCTGCCGTAGATGGAACCTTTAATTTATTTAATATAAACATTGGTGATAAATTTAAAACATTAACAGTAGATAATAGAAATAATACTATGGTTTTACAAGCATCTGCAAATGTTTATAAAAAAGTACCATCATCTACCTTTAATGATTATGCAAATAATCAATATACAAACGAAAGAGATTTATGGAATTCTGTTAATCAAATAACACCATTTATTTCATCAGTTAATATAAAAACCAATAGTGATGTTGCTATTCCTTCTATTTTCATATCAACTGCATATACACTAACCGGATCTAATATATTCATACAATTCGATACACCAGAATATCAAACAAATAAAATTGTTGCATATATGGCAAATTTCGGAGAAGCAAATTCATATAAAATACTTTCATATGATTCTACTTTATTTTATAACTATAAAAACTCAGGAACTTATTATATATCATATAGTGCATTGTTTAAAGATGGTTCATACTTAGAATTTAAAAATCCAAATCCAATAATTGTAAAAGATAGTTGGGAAGTTTATGATCCAAATGCTTTAAGATTTGTAGAAGAAACTATACTATCTCTTCCTTATTCAAATGATCAAGTATTGATACAACCCAATGAATGGGGAGATGAGGACATATTCAATTCAACAATTTCTAGATTAAGTGATAATTTGGATTATTTAATATCTAATGTACAAACACTAGATACCAAATCTCCTACATTACTTTTTGGTTGGTTAGGAACAAATCCAAATTATCTAGCTAATGGTATTAGATGGTATACTAAAGACACAGATTCATTTATATACGATGCACCAGAGTTTTCTGTTTCTCAAGGAAGTTCTTATTTCTCAAACATAAAAGATGCATCAGAAGTAAATGATCGTATGTTTATTTTAGAGGGAAATACCTTCAAAGCTCTTTCTTCTACATATTTTGCACCAGATATTAATTTAAATGGTACAGATGGTCTTAAAACTACTCTATTAAATCCTGTTTCATTGGAAATGAATGAAGATGGAACTGTTGCTTACATAGTAGATCCTCCTAATAATAAAGTTTATAGATTTGATTTACAATTTTCTACTACACCTCCAGAGTTAAATTACAGTATAAATATCGGTGGATTAGGAACTTCATTTGATAATAATAAATTCAATTCTCCTTCAGAAATATCATATGCTTCAGGAAGATTATATGTATTAGATTATAATAATGATTGTATTAAACAATATAATTCACTGTTAAATTGGAGATATACATATAGAAATCCTATTTTTGAAGTAGAACAACCAATTACAATAGCAGCACATCCTAAATTTAATATGTTGTATGTGTTAACAGATAATAAAATTATATATATTTTTGATGATTTATCATCTGATTATATAGCATCATTCAACATAAAGGAAGTAGTTGGAGATGTAATAAAAATGTCTTTTGATGAATCTGGGGATTTTATATACATACTAACTACTAATACTGTTTACAAATACTCTCCTTCTGGATATTATATTACTACTTTAATACTATCAAAATCTATTTTAAATTTTGTGAGCATTAAAAAAGCTAGTAATCGTTCTATGCTTTTAATAACAAAAAACAGTGTAATAAAAATACAAGATATTCTATCTGTTTATAGGATAGGTGGAGGAATTCATTCCGAGTATTGGTCAAAAGATCAATTATTGATAGATAGAAATGAGTTTTCATCTGATATCAATTATAATAGAAGTTTAATAAGAATGGGGCAAAATATTAAAACATTTAGAAAAACTTTAAATTATAAATTGGTATTGGCTACAGAACAAACGAGCAATGGTATTGTTACATATTTTGCAAAAGCACCTATATCATACACAGAACTTCCAATGTTTGATGATACTATAGAGTTAGATTCTATAGGAGTAGGTATAAATGAATTACATGTTCCTCAGACAATTAATAAAGAATTAATAAAACTCCAAAATGCTTTAATGAGTTTAAAAGATTTTTTAGATATTAAACAATTGACGTTAGAAAACTCTAAACTTTTAGATAAATGTGGAGGCGAATTTTGTTGGTCATGGGGTGCTATGAGTTGTTATAATTTTAAATTACCAGTAATTCGTATTTGTAACATAAATCCAATTACATATGAAGAATTAGAAAATAATTCTATTACTGTTTATGCTCCCAATAAAAGTTGGAATTTAGCAACTTCTGATTGTTGTAGTAAAGTACCAACGCCATTTACCGGATTAAACTGTTCATTTTAATAAAATATTAAGATGTATAATATAAGTATTTGTAAGTTCAAAAAAGTGACCTATAAAATAGGTTCCAATATAAATATTGTGACTTGAGAATAATATGAGTAATAGATTTCATTCAAAATGGCATAGACGTAATCACCATACCTACGGTAATGGTAGCAATCCAGATGCAGGGCATGATCCAATAGCTAGTCAACAGCAACCCTTTCTTGGGGAATTTGTTTTATCTGGCTCTTTAAGTGCAGTTGCACCTTTAAGTGCATATGCTGCTTTTTTATACACAGATAATACAGCACTTTGTGCATATGCTGGAATCAGGGGAGCATTGATACATAGTGAAGGATATTTGGGTGCTGAGATTTGGAGTACCAAATCTACTGCTATTTCTTCATATGCTCCAAAAGTTTCAATAGAAGCAGCATCTCCAATGAGGGCATTGAGTGCTTTTGGTGGTTATATTGCGGGTGAATTTTACTCAAGCATAAGAGCAATATCTGCAAATGCACAATTTGTTGGTATTGATGTTTATAGTCCTAGAAGAGCATTATCCGCACTTGGAGGACAAATTGCCTTAGAAGCAGTTTCTCCAATGAGAGCATTGAGTGCTTTTGGTGGTTATCTAGGATTAGACGTTTATTCAAATTCAAGAGCTATTTCTGCTTATGGACAAATCGTTGGTGGAGAATTTTATAGTCCAAGAAGAGCATTATCCGCATATGGTGGAGAAATTGGAATAGAAACATTTTCTCCAAATTGGGGATTATCAGCATGGGGTGGATATGTAGGAGTTGAATCATATTCAAATAACAGAGCGGTATCTGCTTATGGACAAATCGTTGGTGGAGAATTTTATAGTCCAAGAAGAGCATTATCCGCATATGGGGGAACTGTTGGATTAGACGTTTCCTCACCTTATTGGGGTGTTAGTGCTTATGGTGGATTGATGGCCATTGGTGCATATTCTGATAATGTTGCATTGTCTGGTTATGGTGCATTAACTGGTCTTAAAATCGAAGGTGGAACTGTTGGTGGTATGTTTCATAGTCCATTCATATCACTTTCAACTGGTGGTGGTGGAATAAATGTATTTAATAGTAGAACAGGAATATACAAAACACCAGAAGATTATTACGGACTTTCACAAAGAGGACAAGTAGTTCTTGATGTTGGTGGTGATGTTTGGATTAACGGAAGCACTACTATAACAGGAGATCTTTCTGCATTAGGAAGTATTTCATATCTTGATACTAAGGTTCAAATAACAAGTTCATTACTTGTTAATAATGCTGGTACAGATGCAGCAACTACAATAATTCAAACAGGTGCTCAACCAATTTTACAATGTTTTGATCAAGATATCGATGCTCCTCATACAAAAGCAGCTTTGATGGTTGATGGTGCATCTAATGGATGGATTGGCTTTGGTGTTAATACACCTACTGCTCCATTTAATATTGTTAAAGACAATAGTGCGTCTGAATTAGGAAGTTCCGATCAACCACATGTTAGAATATATGATGGAACTACTAATAAAATTATTATTGGTACATATGGAACTAATAATAGCGGATCCAATCCAGGTGCTGCAACAAATCCATATATAGGAACAGAAAATGCAGCACCATTTGACATTTATACAAATAATCAACAAAGAATATCCGTGTTATCAAATGGAAATGTTGGAGTAAATGCTACAACACCAACTGCTAAAATGGCAATATTAGGAGATAGTAACGGAACAACTGCATTATCTGCATGGGGATCTGCTTACGGTGCTATTATTGCTGGTGGAATTACAAACATAAATTATGATGGTGGTGGTTCTACATACATTAATACAAACAATACAGTTGCAACTAATGTTGATATTGGAAATACTTCAACTACATTAACTACTCTTGGAGTTACTAAGATTAATAATAATGCAGGAACAAATACAACAGATATAGCAACTGGAACAACTACTGGTACCGTAAACATAGCAACAGGACAAGGTAGTATTAATGTTGGTAATAATACTGTTGGTGTTACTACAACTCTAAACGGTGCTACCATAAATGTAAATGGAACAAGTGTTAATATAGGAACGGCATCCACATCAACTTTAAATATTGGAACTCAAACTGGTTTAGCAACGACACAAGGAAATAGTACTGGCAATCATACATTAAATAGTAACAACTTAACTGCTCCTAATCAAGTTGTTGGCTCAGACTCTTCTGTTTTAACAAGATCTGCTGGAGATACTAGATATCGTCCAACCGTATATAATAATACATTATCTTCTGCTAACAGTACAACAACACTAGCAAATACTGTTGGTGGTATAACATTGGAAGCTAATACTACATATGAGGTAACAGCAGTTGCCGTTATAGGTGTAGTTGGAAACTTCCCTGGCTCTCCGTCTAGTCCAGATATAGGAAG